ATCGAGTAGTAGGAATATTTATAGAGGGTGTTCAATTAGAACTATTCAACGACGAACAAATAAACGTTACTTCAAGCGTTCAAAACATTTCGGATATATCAAAAGTATTCACTGACTTTTCGCAAAGCTTTACCGTTCCTGCTACTCCTCATAACAACGAGATATTTGAACACTTTTATCAATCGGATGTAAACCCAACAATAGACCCTAACATAAGGCGTTCAGCATTTATAGAAATAGACCTTACTTTTTTTAGACGTGGTAAGATACAACTTGAAAAGTCTAATCTAAAAAATGGGCAAGTAGAAAGTTACACTATAACTTTTTATGGCGATATACTTGCGTTAAAAGATAAGTTCGGAGAGGATAAATTAAAAGATTTAGATTTTAGTAGTTTAGAATTTGCTTTTGATGGAACTGAAATATACGATAGAATAACTGACACGGCAACAGATTACGATGTTCGCTATCCGTTAATCGCTAATACGCGGTTATGGGAATATCATCACGGGACGCAGGATATAACACAAAATACACACGCTATTCAATACGATGAGCTTTTTCCTGCAATTAAAGTAAGTAAGATATTTGAAGCTATTGAGGATAAATACGGAATAACGTTTCAGAGTTCTTTTTTTAATGACCAAAGATTTAGAAGGTTATTTTTATGGGGCAAAAACACGAATCAATATACTTGGGTAAGTGAACAATCAGATATTGTAATAGACCAAATTATAGCAACTGTTATTGCAGACCCTAATATTCCTGACCCTTCTTCACTTGAATATGTAAATATTTACCAAGATTACATAAATATAAAATACGCACCGATACCAACTCAAACTCATACAGTGTATTTTGAGGTTCTAAATTTATCGGCGGCAGGGACTTTTTATATTGATGTTTTTCAAGATGGTAATTATAACCAAACAATAACTGGAGATACTACTGGCAATTTCGGAAACGTATCTTTTCAAAACACCATTGGTTTAGATACTAAATTAACGTTTAAGTTAAGAGCAACAGCACCTATGAATGTTGATTTAAATATTATTTATCAAATAACAAGTAATCAAGGATTAAATAATATAGCACAAATAAGTACAATTCAAACAACATTAACAGGTAATGTGAATTTAAATAACGTTGTTCCTGATATGAAAGTTGAGGATTTCTTACGTGGTGTTTTATTAGATTTCAATATGACTTGCGTAGGCGTAGAAGAAAATGTTTATCAAGTTTTGCCTTTAGATATATGGTATAGTCAAGGAGCTATTGTAGATATAACCGAATATACGGATTTAGACTCAATAGATATTGAACGAGTTAAATTATTTAAAAGAATAAAGTTTAAATATCAAGAAAGCGAATCATTTGTAAATAAGAATTACTTTAAAACTTATAATCAGCAATACGGGAACTTAGAATATCAATTCGATTATGATGGAGGCGAGTATGTAATAGAAAGCCCATTTGAAAATTTATTATTTGCACGTTCAACAGATGGAACTAATTATGCGATATTAGGGTATGCGCTTAATGAAAATTATCAAGCTTACACTCCAAAGCCTTGTTTGTTTTATTTTTATGGAACCAGTCAATCTTTACCGCATGATATAAGATTCTACGATGGTACTACGCATCAAAATATTGACACTTACGCTTTATTCGGGCAAGATTTAAGTTACCAAAACACGAAATATAGTTTAAACTTTGGAGCTGACAATTCAATAATTCATTTAGAAACTATAAACAACGGATTATACGCTACTTATTATTTTCCTTACTTAAGTAATTTATTCGATTTAAAACAACGTTTAATTAACGTTAAGACGATTTTACCAATTAGCCTTTTAAGTAACCTTAGATTGAACGATAGGGTTATTATTCGAGATAAGAGATATATTATAAACGAAATGAAAAGTAACCTTACAACTGGTGAAGTAAATTTCAGTTTATATTTAGACTTCAGACCTTTAATTGCTCAAGACCCAATTAACCCTGACCCTAACGCTCAATGTTTAGATGTTAATATACCTTTTCCAAACGGTACTGCAAGTGCTACAATAACAAGTTCTTTCCCGGGTGTTACAATAACTCCAAGTACGATTTATCAAAATCAGATAGTGGAGGTTTGTATTCCCGCAAATACGAATACAACATCAAGAATATTAGCCGAAAATACAGACCCAATAATTACAGAAACTGGTTTATATTTAATTACTGAAGAAAGCTCCGTTCAAGTTATAACAATAGTAGCTACATATACTGATATTAATGGGAATATAAGCGCAACAAATACAATAATAGTACAACAATGATATTACAGATATTAGAACTTTTAAAAACAGATGATTTCTTTAATGTAAGTGAGATTGTCGATATAGCTAAAGGAAAACACGAATACAGTTCGAACCTAAAAAAGATTTATAAACAGCAGAAACGAAAGTACAATGGCAGAAATAAGAACCGTTGAATTAAACGTAAAGACGAACAACAAAGATGTTCAAAGTGAATTTGATAACTTACGCAAATCTATTCAAAAAACTACTCAAGAAGTAGAGGACTTAAGTAAGGAATTCGGAGACAATAGCGAAGAAGCAGACAAAGCACGCCAAGAATTAAGCAAATTAACACTTGCTTACGATTCATTAAGCAAAAGTGCAACAGATTTAAACGCTTCATTTGAGCAAGTCTATGGCGAACTTCAACCGCTTACTACAAGAATGGGTGAAGCAGAAGACCGTTTATATGAATTAGCTTTAGCTGGTAAACAAGGAACTAAGGAATATAACGATTTATTACAAGCTGTTTCGGGTTATCGAAAAGTTCAAATGCAAACCGACATGGTTGTGGACGCTTCTGCTACAACTATGAATCAAAAGTTATTAGGTGCTGTTGGGGGTGTTGCTTCAGGTTTTGAGGTTGCTGAAGGTGCTGCTGCATTATTTGGTGTTGAATCAAGTAAGCTCCAAGAAACAATGGTTAAGCTACAGTCTGTTATGGCTATTAGTCAAGGAATACAAGGGCTGAAAGAGGCAGGTAGTAGTTTTAAAGCGTTAGGCACTACGGCTATGACTGCCTTAAAAGGAATTAGAACAGGAATAGCTGCTACTGGTATTGGTCTTTTAGTTATTGCGTTAGGAAGTATTGTAGCATATTGGGATGATATTAAAGAAGCTGTTAGCGGTGTAAGTGATGAACAAGAAGCGTTAAACAAAAAGGCGGAAAAGAATGTAACTATTGAAAACGAAAAATTAACGGCGTTAGATTCTCAAGACAACATTTTAAAGTTACAAGGTTTAAGTGAAAAGCAAATTTTACAACTTAAAATTAAGCAAATAGATTTAGTTATAGCTGCTACAGAAGAACAAATAAAGCAAAATCAAATTACGGCTAAAGCTCAAGAAGAAGCAACAATTAGAAACTTTGAAATAGCTAAAAAGGTTATTGCAGCAATTACTAAGATTGCTTTAATTCCTGTAACGGCAATGATAGCACAAATTGACCTTTTAATTAAAGGTGCTAATTATGTGAGTGAAGCGTTAGGTGGTGGTAAATTAATTGATTTAGAACCATTAAAAGAAGCTAATAAGTTCTTTGACTCAATGGCGGAAAAGGGCGCTAAATTATTATTTGACCCTGAGCAAGTAAAGGAGGATGGTATTAAGTTACAAGAAGAAACACAAAAGCAATTAACGGATTTAAAAAATAAAAGAGCTGGTTATGTTTTAGCAGTTCAACAAATAGACAAAACAAATTCTCAAAAAACAATAGACGCTAATAAAGAAAAAAACGATTTAATAAAAAACGCAAACGCAGAAGCAGCACGTTTAGCAATTGAACAACAAAACGAACTTAATAAAAGATTAGAAGATATTGCTGAACAAAATTTTCAAAATAGTTTAACGGAACAAGAACGTGAAATTTTATTAGTTAATGACAAATATTTTGAACTTGAAACTTTAGCGGAAGGCAATAAAGACGCACTTGCAGAAATTGAATTGGCTAAAATGAATGAGCTAAACGATATTAATTTAAAATATCAAAACATAGCTTATGAAAATGACAAGGTAGCAAAAGAAAAAAAGGCTGCTTTAGATAAAGAAGCAACAGAAAAAGAAATTGCAGCAGCTAAGGCAGCAGCAGAACAAAAAGCAGCGTTACAACAACAAGGTTTAGACACGGCATTACAAGGCGTTCAATTAATAGCGAGTTTATTTGAAAAGCAAAAAGGAGTTCAAAAAGCAGCAGTAATTGCAGAAAGCGCAATAGGTATTGCAAAAATGATTATTTCAAATAAGTTAGCAAACGCTGGAGCTTTAGCAACTCCTCAAGCAATAGCAACAAGTGGAGCAGCAGCTGCGCCAGTTATAGCAATGAATAATATATCAACAGGTATCGGAATAGCTGCTAATATTGCGGCAACAGCAAAAGCTTTAAAAACGTTGGGTGGAGGAAGTCCTCCTCCAGTTCAAAACCCAAGTGGTGGAGGCGGAGGTGCTGGTGGTGGTGCTATGGCTCCTCAATTTAATACAATAGGAACAAGCGGAATAAACCAATTAGCGACGTTACAACAACAACCTACAAAAGCTTATGTAGTTAGTGGTGAGGTTACTTCAGCTCAAAGTTTAGATAGAAATAGGTTACAAAACGCAACATTATAAGTTAAAGAATTATGGCAAAGATGGAAATTATAGAACTGCTTATTGATGAGAATAAAATCGAAAGCGGTATCAATGCGGTTTCAGTTGTTGAAAGCCCAGCAATAGAAGAAAACTTTGTAGCCTTAAAAAAACACGAAGTAGAACTTAAAGAAGTTGACGGAGAGAAACGTATCTTAATGGGTGCTGCTTTAATTCCTAACAAACAGATTTATCGTAAAAACGGAGACAAAGAATTTTATATTTATTTTAGTGAAGAAACAGTACGCAAGGCATCGGAGTTATTTTTAATGAGAGCCAACCAAAACAACGCAACGTTAGAACATGAAAAGAAAATGTTAGACGGAATGTCAGTTGTTGAAAGCTGGATCATTGAAGATGAAAAAACGGACAAAAGCCGATTATATAACTTCAATTTACCAAAAGGAACTTGGATGATTTCAATGAAAGTCAATAACGACGAGATTTGGAATAAGGTAAAAGCAGGTGAAGTAAAAGGATTCTCGATTGAAGGTTATTTTGTAGATAAATACGAAATGAGTTTACAAGAAACTGAAGAAGATAGATTGTTAAAAGCTATTCGTGATTTGATACTAAAAGACGAACAATACAAATTAGAAACTTATAACGACTATCCAAAAGAAGCAAGTGAAAACGCTAAGATAGCTTTACGTTATGCTGAAGAAAATGGTTGGGGAGATTGTCTTGAAGCAACGGGAAAAGCACGAGCAAACCAATTAGCAAATGGCGAAAACATAAGTGAAGAAACAATTTCACGCATGGCTTCATTTGAAAGACATAGACAAAATTCACAAAAAGAGTTAGGAGATGGCTGCGGAAGATTGGCATGGCTTGCTTGGGGTGGTGATGCTGGTATTGAATGGGCGCAAAGAAAATTAGAACAAATCAGAAATGAAAAAGCAAACTAACGTAAATAACTTTCTTAGAAAAACACGAAAGAAAAGACCTAAGCAACATTGTAAAAGGTCATCTAAACTAAAAACGTCTAAGAACTACGTTAAATTAAATAGAGGTCAAGGATAAACTAAAAACAAACAAAATGGCAGAAAAAACATTAAGTAAAGTAAGCCCACGTGGTGGCAAAAGAGGTTGTCTATGTAAAGACGGAAAATACCGAAAAGAATGTTGTGACGGAAGTTTAGAGGCACAAGGAATAGGTAAAACTACAGGCACAGGAACAGACGTAGTAAATATAACCGATAACAACGGAGTAAGAACTATCGTTCGTCAAAACGGATAAAAAAGGAACAAGTATAAATTCAAAAGTTAATAAGTTATGAATACACTAAAAACAGTTTACGGAAAACTTTTTAAAGAGGAAACTAAGTTGGCTTCGCATGAAGTTGAATTGGCAAACATTAATGATTTAGTTCAAGAAATGAATAAAAGTGAAAAATTATTATCTGATTTTAATGCTTTATACGAACAAGTAGATAAAATTGCTCCAAGTATTATTAAAGTAGGTAATGATTTTATTGCTTCTAAAGATAGAAGTAATGAATTAGCAAGAACGTTTGATAAACAATTTGCTGATTTAGGTTTAAAATTTTCGGAATATAAAGAGGCTAAAAAATTAATGGATATTAATTTAAAATCAAGAGAAGTGCCTACAATGGTTGCAAGAATTAAAAATTTATAAAAAAAATAAAAATGAAAAATAGCCTAATAAACCAAATCAAAACTTTGCTCGGAATGGAAGTAAAACTTGAGCAAATGAAATTAATGGATGGAGTAACTATCTTAGAAGCTGATTCATTCGAAGCAGGTAACGAAGTGTTTATCGTAACAGAAGACGAACAAAAAATTCCTTTGCCAGTAGGTGAGTATGAGTTCGAAGATGGACGTATGTTAATCGTAGTAGAAGAAGGAATGATTGCTGAAGTTAAAGAAAAAGAAATGGAAGAGCCTGAAGTTGAAGTAGAAGTTGAAACCGAGAAAAAGGAAGAAATGGAAACTGAAAAGCCAACTGCTAAGAAAACTATTGAAAGCGTAGTTAAAGAAACTTTCTTTTCTGAAATAGAAAAACTAAAAGAAGAAAACGAAACTTTAAAAGCTGAATTAAGCAAATTAAAAGAGGTTAAAGAAGAAGTAACACTTTCATCTGACGAAGAAGTTAAACCAATTTCTTTCAATCCAGAAAACGAAAATAAAGTTGAGACTGTAAGAATCGCGTCTAAAAGAGAGCGTTCAATTATGGATTCAATCTTAGAAAAACTAAATAAGTAATATTAATTTTTAAATACATTTTACAAAAATGGCAACAACAACTTCAATTACAACTACTTACGCTGGTGAATTCGCAGGTAAGTACATTGCGGCGGCTTTATTGTCGTCTCCAACTTTAGAAAAAGGCGGAATTACTATTATGCCTAACGTTAAGTACAAGCAAGTTATCAAAAGAGTAGCTACTGACGGAATCGTTAAAAATGCAACTTGTGATTTTGACCCAACTTCAACTTTGACTTTAACAGAGAGAGTTCTTCAACCTGAGTCATTCCAAGTTAACTTACAATTATGTAAGTCTGACTTTCGTTCAGATTGGGATGCTATCCAAATGGGTTATTCAGCGTTTGACGTATTGCCTAAGTCTTTTGCTGATTTCTTAATTGCACACGCTGCTGAGAAAGTTGCTCAACAAATGGAATTAGTTATTTGGGATGGTAACAACGCTTCTGCTGGTGAGTTTTCAGGAATCATGAGACAATTAGACGTTGATGCTTCTTTACCTGCAGGTCAAAAAATCGCTGGTACTTCTGTAACTGCTTCTAACGTAGTTGCTGAGTTAGGTTCTATCATTGATGCCCTTCCTGCTGCATTGTACGGAAAAGAAGATTTGTATCTTTATGTTTCTTCTAACATTTATAGAGCTTACGTTCGTGCTTTGGGTGGTTTTGCTGCTGCTGGTGTAGGTGCTAACGGTTATGACAACAAAGGAACTAACCAAGTATTGAATGACATTTACTTTGATGGCGTTAAAGTATTCTTAGCTCCGGGTCTTGCTACTAACACTGCGTTACTTGCTCAAAAATCTAACTTGTTCTTTGCAACAGGATTGATGAACGATATGAACGAAGTTAAAGTATTAGATATGGCTGACCTTGACGGTTCACAAAACGTAAGAGTTATCATGCGTTTTACAGCTGATGCTAAATATGGTTTCGCTTCTGACGTTGTAACTTACGGAATCTAATCAAACAACAATTATAACGAGGGTGGTGAAATAAACGCCACCCTTTTTTGTTTAACATTAAAAAAATAATAAAATGAGCTGCGATATAGCAAACGGAAGATTAGAAGCTTGTAAAGATGCGATTTCAGGACTTCTAAACATTTACTTTATTAACTACGGAGATTTGAATACATTACAATCAAGTGTAACATTTGATGGTGATGACCAAATTACTGAATGGATTACTGCTACACAAATTTCACTTTACAAATACGAATTGAAAGGTGCAAATGGTTTTGAGCAAACTATCCAAACTTCAAGAGACAACGGAACTACTTTCTTTGAGCAAGTATTGACTATTCAATTAAAGAAGCAAGACGCTGTAACGCATAAGAACGTTAAATTGTTAGCTTACGGGCGACCAAGAATCGTTGTTGAAACAAGAGACCACCAATTCTTTTTAGCTGGTTATGACCAAGGGTGTGATGTTACTGCTGGAACTGTATCTACTGGAACTGCAATGGGTGACTTCAATGGGTATAACTTGACATTCACAGGAATGGAAAAAAGCCCTGCTTACTTCATTGACTGCGCTGATGAGGCTGGATTACAAGCTATCTTTACTGATGGTTCAGCAAATGCTATCATTGTAACTTCTTAATTCTCCAAGCATACCAACAAGTTAACCCTACCTACGTGGTGGGGTTTTCTGTTTTAGGTAACAATTTTAGACTTTAGTAGTTAATAAAGTATGATAGTTTTAACTACTACTTTAGACCCTCAAACATTTAGCTTTATTCCACGTACTGCTGATTTCGATATAGTAGAAATTACAGATGACCAAACGAATGAAACTATTTTAATTGAAGGTTGGACTTTTACGGAAGGAGATTATTATTCTACGTTAGAAGCAGAGTTCGAATTAGTTGAAAACCATTTCTACAATTTAGTAGTAAAAGACGGAACAAATATAGTTTATAGAGATAGGATATTCTGCACCGACCAACCGATAGTTACCTTTTCGGTTAATAACGGACAATATACTTCAAATACAACTGCAAATACTTTTATAGTTTATGAGTGATAACAATATACACGTAATTAATTTAAGTTCTTACCAAACGCCATTAATCCAAGAGTCTAAAAGAGATAATTGGGTTGAGTTCGGTGAGGACAATAATTACTTTCAATATTTAATTGACAGATACACGTATTCAACGACGAATAACGCCATTATAAACAATATAAGTAGATTAGTTTATGGACGTGGTTTAAGTGCGTTAGATGCAAGTAAAAAGCCAAATGAGTATGCTCAAATGATGGCTTTACTTCACCCTGATTGCGTTCGTAAATTAGTAGTGGATAGAAAGATGTTAGGGCAATGCGCTATTCAGATACATTACTCTAAAGACCATAAAAAAATACTTAAGGCTTATCATATGCCAGTTAATCTTTTACGTGCTGAAAAGTGCAATAAAGACGGAGAAGTAGAAGGTTATTACTATTCAGATAATTGGCAAGACATAAAAAAATACGCCCCTAAGAGAATACCTGCTTTTGGGTATTCAAACGAGCAAATAGAAATACTTTATATTAAGCCTTATACGGTAGGAATGAAGTATTACGCCTATCCTGATTATCAAGGTGCTGTTCCTTACGCTAAACTTGAGGAGGAAATAGCAGACTATTTGATTAATGAAGTTCAACACGGCTTTAGCGGTACAAAGGTTATTAACTTTAACAACGGTATTCCTACCGAAGAACAACAAAGTATCATTACAAGCAAAGTAAACGCACAATTAACGGGTTCTAAAGGACTAAGAACTATTGTCGCATTTAATGCAAGTGAAACAAGCAAAACAACTGTAGACGATATTCCATTAAACGATGCACCTGAACACTATTCGTATTTAAGTGAGGAGTGTTTACGTAAGATTATGTTAGGGCATAACGTAACAAGCCCACTTTTATTTGGTATTGCTTCAACAACTGGCTTTAGTTCAAATGCTGATGAACTTAAGAACTCAAGTATTTTGTTTGACAACATGGTTATTAAGCCTATGCAAGATGAATTACTTGAGGCTTTCGATAGAATATTAGCTTATAATGGAATTACTTTAAAGTTATTCTTTAAGACTTTACAGCCTTTGGAGTTTATGGACTTAGAGAACGCACAAACAGAGGAGCAAATAGCTGAAGAAACAGGAACTGAATTAAGCGCTGTAAACCCTTTAATAGAATTAGGTGAAGACGAAAGTTCTGAATGGTTGCTTATTGATGAGTTTGAAGTTGACTACGATACAGACGAAAAGGAAAACGAAATTCTAAGCGGCGAAGTAAAACAAAGTTTATTATCTAAGGTTGTTAACCTTGTTAGCACTGGTTCGGCTTTTCCTAACTCAAAAAGTGAGCAAGACGAAAATATAGAAGGTATTAAATTCATTACTCGTTATGTTTATGCAGGTGAAACTACCGAAAAGACGAGACCTTTTTGTAGTCAAATGATTAAAGCTAATAAAATCTATCGTAAAGAAGATATTTTAAGAATGGGTAACAACGTTGTAAATGCAGGTTGGGGGCCACGTGGTGCAGATACTTATTCAATTTGGTTATACAAAGGCGGTGGTAATTGTCACCATAGATGGAACAAGCGAGTTTATGCAAGTTTTGAAGGCGTAGGTATTGATGTTTATTCGCCAAAAGCGAGACAAGTAGCTTCAAGAAAAGCTGAAAAATTAGGTTATGTAATTAAGAATCCAAACTTGGTAAGTCAAAGACCTATTGATATGCCAAACAGAGGGTTTTTACCAAAAGATTAAAAGATGGCAGAAGCGTTATTAATTACGAGAGACGATGTTGTAAAGTTTACTGCTATGAATGGCAACGTAGACACGGATAACTTTATTCAATGGATTAAAGTCGCTCAAGATATTCACATTCAAACTTACTTAGGAACACGTCTTTTAGACAAAATAAAAGATGATATTGTAAACGAAACTTTAAGCGGTGATTATTTAACGCTTGTAACGACGTATATAAAGCCTATGCTGATACATTGGGCTATGGTTGAATATTTACCCTTTGCAGCGTATACAATCGCTAATAAAGGCGTATTTAAGCATAATTCAGAAAACTCTACAAACGTAGAAAAAGACGAAATAGACTTCTTAATAGAAAAAGAGCGTTCAATTGCTCAACATTATACAGAAAGATTTATAGATTACATGGCTTTTAATCAAGCTTCGTTTCCTGAATACAATTTAAATTCAAATGGGGATATGTACCCAGACACACAAAATAACTATTTTGGATGGTTCATTTAAAGAAGTATAAGCCTAAGGCTGAAAACATTAAAAAATTACAAATTTATTTAAACAAAATAAATGGCGGACGTAAAGATAAGTCAACTAACAGCGAAAGCGGCAAAAGTTGAAAGTACAGATAGAATTCCAATAGCAGATTATAACGGAACAACTTACGATACTAAGTATGTAACGGGTTCGGAAATTAATGAAGTTAGCTTAGATACTTCACCACAATTAGGTGGAAACTTAGATGTAAATGGATTTCAAATTACGAGTGCTTCAAATGGTAATGTTATTATAAATCCAAATGGAACTGGAATAGTAAAAATAGAAACTGATTTACATTTACAAAATACAAATAGTGCTGTAGCTAAATCTCTTTTATTTTATGAAGGTGTGCCTAATGGCTCAAGTTATGTTGCTTTAAAGGCAGCTGATTCTTTAACTGCCAACACTACCTATACTTTACCAACAGCAGATGGAACAAGTGGACAAGTTTTGTCCACAAATGGAACGGGAACATTAAGCTGGACAAATAACGATTCGGGTTTAACTGTTAATTCAACTGCAATAGCTTCGGGAACTGCTGGACGTGTATTCTTTCAGAATGCTTCAAATCAATTATCTCAAAGTGCAAATTTATTTTGGGATAATACAAATAATAGGTTAGGAATCAATACAGCTACTCCAACGGTTGCTTTGGATGTTGCTGGTGCTGGAAGAATTGTTACTAACTTAGGTGGAGGTGGAACGTCATTTAGTATTTTTTCTGTATCAACTGAACTTTTTAGAGTATCTGAAAATGGATTTGTTAGACAAAATAATTTATCTTCATTTGGTAATTCAAATGCCTTAAGTTTATACGGGGGTAGAGATGTAACAGATACAGTGTTTTTGTCTTGCTTAAATGTTTATAATACCGCAAATACTACTCGTAATCTTTTACGAATTTCAAATGGTATTACACACACTTCGGGAAGTACAACTGACACACGAATGTTAACCATTGATCCGACAATTAATGTTACGGGTGGGACAAGTACAATAAGAGGTTTATATTACAATCCAACATTAACATCGATAACTGGAGTTACTCATAGAGCAATTGAAACAACAACTGGAAGTGTTATATTTAATTCAACGAGTGGGAATGTAGCTATTGGAGGTACGTCTTTTGGTACGAGTTCAGATAAAGTATTAGCACAATATACGGGAACAGCTCCAGGCTCTTCACCCGCTGATGCTTACCAACAATATTCAGCAGACATTACAGCTGGTAATGCAGCACCACATTTTAGAACTGAAAACGGAAACGTTGTTAAGTTGTATCAAGAAACAACTGGAGTTGCTTCGGCTACATTAGTAAGTAATGCTGGAACTACATTGACATCAACAGATACATTTGATGGGTATACTTTACAACAAGTAGTAAAAGCATTAAGAAATTTAGGTATTTTAGCATAAAAAATATATTATGGCAATTTTAATTAAAGGAACAACAGAAAAACAAATTAAATTATCGGGAACTGATATAACAATTCCAGAAATTTATGGTCGTGTAGAGTTTGTAGGTCGCGCAAATGGCACTACTTTAGAAATAGGGATTATAACTTATGTAAGTGAGCAAACATTTGAAGAGAATAAAGTAGTATTCACAGATGTTGAATCACGTTCTTTAACGGCTAATTTAGAGCCTAACGAAACACAATCATTGGAAACAGCTCATAAGTACGCTAAGATAGCTTATGAAGGGCAAGGATATGAAGTTGTCATTGACTTAAATTGAACAAAACACGAACCATTAAGTTAAATAAGTATGGCAAATAGTAACGGATGGGGAGATGGTTCAGCAAACAACGCAATAGGTTGGGGACAAGGTGCTAACAACGCTATTGGTTGGGGTAAAAGCCATATTGATAGTTGGTCTGGAGCTACTGATATTGATGGTGGAAATTTGCCTTCTAATAGTGTTGCTCCTGCATTAAGTGGAACTGCTCAAGAAGGTCAGACATTAACTTGTTCTACAGGTACTTGGTCGGGTTCTCCTACCTATACTTATCAATGGAAGCGAAACGGAAGTAATATTGGTAGTGCTACAAACTCAACTTACACACTTGTAACTGCGGATGTAGGACAATCAATTAAATGTACGGTAACAGCTACTAATTTTATTGGTAGTGCTACTGCTGATTCAAACACGGTTACTCCTACAAGTTCAGTTGACCCTGATGCACAAGCATTCATAACAGCTGCTTCAATTACAGACCCTACTCAACAAAGTGCTATTAATCAATTAGTACTTGACTTAAAAGGGTATTCAATTTGGACTAAAATGAAAGCTATCTATCCAGTTTGTGGTGGTAGTGCTTCAAGCCATGCAGTCAATCTTAAAACGCCTGGCACATATAATTTAACTTTTGGAACGGGTTGGACTCATAACGCAAATGGAATGACATCTTTCAACACATTTGCACAAACTAATTTACAACCTTCTTCAGTTCTTGGATTGAATGATACACATTTAAGTTATTTTACAAGTGGTTTTATTGACTCAACCGCTGCTTGTATGATTGGTGCTTTTAATTCACCTAATAGACTGGCTATATATTCGCAAGGTTTATACGGGGTTAATAGTGCAACTTGGTCAAGTTATACTTATTCAGGTGGTGGTGTTAAATTTAGAGTTATTAGTAGATTATCTTCAACAGTTCATAAATTTGCAAATAATGCAACAATTCAAACCGCTACATTAAACTCAAGTGCAAGACCAACGTCAAACATAGAATTAGGAAGGTTAGGAGGTTTTGGAAGTGATTATTTTAATGGAATATGTAAATTCGCATCTATTGGGGATGGATTAACAGATACAGATATAGCAAATTTTAATACAGCTGTAACAACTTACCAAACAGCATTAAGTAGATATAATTAAAATGGAAGGTAGAATAGTAACAAATGAACAAGCACAAGATTTACAAGGTGTATTCTTTGATGCTGATACATTCTTTAATTTTGTTCAGGATATTAATGATGTATATTTTTTATTCTTAAGTGAATCAGATGAGGCAGATATTAAGCCAACTGAATATGCATATTTATTAGATATTCCATTAAGTCCATTTGAGCCTAAGCCTTCACCATTTCCACCAATAGAAAATTAATTTAAATGATACCTGTTACACAAATCTTAGATATTATTAAAAAGCAAGGCGCTACTGGAGTACTTGCGTTATGGTTATGGTATACACATTCAGATGTACAAGATTTAAAAGCGCGTCTTTATGATTGTTATGGAAAAGATAAAACTTCTTCAGCAACTAAAGAAATTAAAGATACATCAGTTGTCGCTATAATACCAAAAGACGAATTAAACGAAGAATGAGTTACGACTGGTTAAAAAAAGAAACAGCTCCAAGAGTATTAATTCAAGCCATTAAACAAATAGGCGTTAGGGAATTTGTTGGTGGAACTCACAATCCAATTATCATGAATTGGGCAAAAGAGGTCGGACTTGAAAAGATTTATAAGTCAGATGAAATTCCGTGGTGCGGTTTGTTTATAGCTTATTGTTGTAAGATGGCAGCATTAGACGTAGTTTCTAAGCCATTATGGGCGTTGTCATGGTCAAATTGGGGAACTAAAGTAACCGAACCAATGTTGGGTGATGTTCTTACATTCAAAAGAAATGGCGGTGGACACGTAGGAATTTATGTAGGTGAGGATAATACTCACTATCATGTTTTAGGTGGTAATCAAAACAATTCAGTAAGCGTTTCACGCATCGCTAAGAATAGATTAAATCAAGCACGTAGAACAGCATGGAAAGTGGCTCAACCTGCAAACGTTCGTAAAGTTTATTTAGAGCCAAAAGGAGTAATAACAACAAATGAAGCATAATGGCAAAGAAAAATTTAAAAGTAGAAGTAGACACCGAAAACATAGACGTTAAGGTTGAACGCAAAGACGGAGAGTTAAAAGTAGATTACGATTCTAAAAACATAGATGTAACTGTTGACAAGACCGCTGATAAAGTAGAGGTGAAAGTCGACTCTCAAGGCGGTCTTTTTAAAATTGTTGGTAATATCGTTAAAAAGATTTTGTTACGACGATTAAAGTAGTATATTTGCGAGAACTTTTTTCATAATCATAGTTTAATTGTTAACGAGAACCCTTACTTCGGTAGGGGTTTTTTATTTTCCCAAAAAAATATTTGTTAAAAATGTAACCTTATATTAAAAAGTATAGTATATTTGCTCAAAACAATTAAATATTTAAGTTATGAAAAAACACATTTACGACTTGTTAGACCAAGTTACACCTGCAAACGATGAGCATAAAGACGTTTTAAGGTCGTTTTTAGCCTTTCCTGTGATAGTTTTTGCTATCATTGGTGCATTGTATTCACTTTTAATTTTTATGCGATGAGAACGAAGAAAAACACGAAGCCAACATTTCTTGAAATAATCAACTATTGGCACGATCAAAAGAAAAAGAACTTAGGTAGATTTAATATGGAGCATTATTTAAGGGTTTGTCAGGCTAAGGCATATAATGTTAGATTTGATGAAAACAATAATATGATAAGAATATGAAGGCTAAAGAAGTTACAGCAGTATTTGAATGGACAAATGAATCCGTCTTATTGCAGCAAATAGAACGTTTAAAGGAATTGATTTTACAAGGTAAGGAATATCACGAGGATGTTTACGATAAAATGAATCTTCAGTTTATGCAGAAATACGAAAGAATGCGTAGCTTTAAAGTAATTAATCATAACGAAATAATTATAAAATCAAACGTATGAACCAAGACCCTAAAAAGTTCGCTGTTGAATTAGTAGATAAATTCTATGTAGGACTGCATATTAAAGACTATAAGACGGCACGTAACTGCGCTATCTTTACTTGTCATCAACGTATTCAGGAAACCCTTACATTAACACGAATTAAGTTTTTAAAAGAAGTTATAACCGAAATTGAAAAGTTATGAAAGTTCTTGTATTATATAATGGTAAGCAAAAGATTGACTATCGTAAAATAAAGCGATGGAGGGTTCGAATAAACATATCAAATAATTTTTACAAAAATTTCGAATTAGATTAAAATATTTTTTATATTTGCGATTGGGAAGGCAGTCCCGAAGAGACATTATTGAAGTCCCTATTGGTTAGTAACGCTGCCTCGTGAACACTGATAGGGCTTTTTTTTTAAGGCAGTAAAAAATGACAAACAAAAAAGAATTTATTAAGGTTAACATCGAAGACCTTATTTATGCCAAAGAATTTTTTGATAATGTATCGGATTATTCGTTATGGCTTTATGCAGTTACCGAGTATTATCAGGGTAATGAAATTACAATTAAGAAGAAAATTGTAAAAAAATATTTTGATAATTACAAAAAGACGATGAACATCGTAATTCAAGCTAAAGAATTTGGTAAACAAGGTGCGTTGAAACGTATTGAAAAACAACAAGTTAACATTGATACCCTTGAAGACCCCCTACAAGATTCCCTTGAAGATACCCTTAGAGTAAATAATAAAGATAAAAGTAAAGATAAATATATATATAGGAGGTTTAAACATTTATCTATTTCAGTTGAAGAATTTAATAAGTTATGCATTGATTATACTAAACAGCAAATTGATGATATTTTAGACCAAATTGAAAATTATTCTCAAAATAAAAAATTTAGTTCTTTATATTTGACAGCTAAAAATTGGTTAAAACGTAATGAAAAACAAAATGAAATTACAATAATTGACCCATTAGTAGAATACGTTAACAAACAATTAGGATTATGAAAGGCGATGCGGTTCAATACTTGCTTGATTATAAACACGGCAAAATAAAAAAGGGTTACGGAATAGATTGTTTCTTAGATGAACACCTTAGGTTTAAACGTAAACAGCTAAATATTATTTTAGGACATGATAACGTAGGTAAAACTTACTGGATTAATTGGTATTTTTTAACGTTGGCAGTAAAACACGAATTAAGATTTTGTATTTGGAGTGGCGAAAACCAAAAAGGACAAATCTTACGTGATATGATTCAAATGTATTTAGGACAAAAGTTTTCAGAAATTGACGATAAAAAGATATTAAGCACCGCTACATTTTTGGAGCAGTATTTTGATTTTATACCAAACGATAAACTTTATACACCTGCGGATATTTTAAAGCTGTTTAAAGAAAGCGAATGCGATGCCGGGTTAATTGACCCTTTTACAGGTCTTGACCGACCTATGACATTTGAAGGAAACTATCAATTTTTAAATCAGGCAAGGCAATTTGTTAATGAATCTGGAATGTCAATTTACATAAACACGCACCCAAATAGCGAAAGTGGTAGGAGCGGTAACTTATATCCTGAAAATCATCAATGGAAAGGACATCTTAAACCACCATTAAAAGACCATATCGAGGGCGGTAAGGCTTTTTTAAATAGGTGCGACGATATGTTTGTAATTCATAGGCTAATAAAACACGAAACAATGAAATATTATACTATGGTTAACGTAGAAAAGATTAAAGACATGGATACTGGCGGAATGCATACAAGATTAGATGAACCAGTACTATGTGAATTTAATAACGGATTAGGGTTCAAGATTAATTCAGTTGACCCATTACGAAAATACGAACCAATAAAACCTAAACAACTTCCTTTAATCGAACCTGACATAGTTAATGGAAAAGAATTAATTTCGTTTAGTGAAAAACTTAAACAATCCCCTTTTTAATTATGAAAACAGTTAACAGTTTAAGTGGTGGTAAAACATCGAGTTATATAGCTGCAAATTATCCTGCTGATTATAACATATTTTCACTTGTAAGAACAAATGATACAAATTGTTTATTCCCTGATGCGAAAATTAGACAAATCGTAAGCGATAAAATCGGAACTGAATTTATAGGAACTTTAGAAGAAGATACTATAATTTATACGATGTTAGATTTAGAGCAGTTTATAGGTCAAGAAATAGTATGGATAAGCGAAAACACGTTTGAAGAAGTTATAGCAAGTTATAAAATGGCAAATGGTAAAAATTATTTACCTAATCAAATGACACGTTACTGCACTATGGACATGAAAGTTAAACCAATTGCACAATGGTGCTACGAAAATACGGAACTACCAATAGAAATGCGAATAGGTTTTAGAGCAAATGAAATGAGCAGAGCAAAAACAATGAGTGAACGTGCTATTGATGGGATAGAAAGTTTTAAATTTAAGGTTGGAATAAAAAACGGACGCAATAAATGGAAAGAATTACCATACCGAAAGACTACTTTCCCTTTAATTAATGACGCTATATTTAAAGACACAATAGAAAACTACTGGAAAGATAAACCTGTTAGATTTGCATATCAAAATAACTGCGTAGGTTGTTTTCACCGAAGCGAATTAATGCTTAAACATATGAGTAACAAAGCCGAAAAGCAGTTTAATTGGTTTATTGAAATGGAAAAGAAAAACGGATGCACGTTTAAAAGTGGAATTACATATGAAAAAATTAAAAGCTATAGAACGCAATTAGAATTATTTGACGATGATTTTAATGAATGCGATTCAGGATATTGTGGAATGTAAATTATAACAAGCAAAAACACGAATAAATGGATGAATTGAATATTATAAGTGCCAAAGTAGGAATACAAACTACTTTCTTAAAAGTTAAAATAAGTTTAGAAGAGATAAAGACGAACCACCCTAATCGAAAAGACATAATAGATTCAATGGAACGAACCTTAGCAGACCTTCAAGAAATTAGTTTAGTTTATTCAACAATGGAGAAAGAGTACAGGTCAGCTTTACAACAAAACTTTAGACTTGAAAGATTGCTTCAGGAAGAAAAATTTAAGAATAAAGACTTAGAAACACAATTAAAAAGTAAAAATTATGAAATATAGAATATTAAATTTATATGCTTGTCTTGGTGGCAATCGTTACAAATGGGATGAGGTTGCAGACAACTTAGAAATAACAGCCGTAGAACTTGACCCAGAAGCAGCACGTTTGTATCAAGAGCGTTTTCCAAATGACAAAGTAATAGTTGCAGACGCACACCAATATTTATTAGACCATTACAAAGAATTTGATTTTATTTGGAGTTCGCCACCTTGTCCTACGCATTCAAAGGTTCGATTTACTCAAAAGAACCAAGATTTTTATGTCCCGGAATATCCTAATATGATGTTATACCAAGAAATTATTTTTCTTAAACATCATTTTGAAGGCAAGTATTGTGTTGAAAATGTTATTCCATACTATGAACCATTGATACCTGGTCAAAAACGAGGTAGGCATTTATATTGGACTAATTTTTTGTTACCAAGTCAAATAGATAGAAAAGAATCAAAAGGAATAATTGGTGGTCAAGTTAATGACGAGTTTAAAAAACTTTGCGAATTTCATCAATATGATTTTTCACAATACAAAGGCGAACAAAGTAGAACTAAAATGGCTCGTAATTTAGTAGATTTTGAAGTTGGCAAAACAATACTTGAAACAGCTTTAAACATTTACAAAAAGACGAATATAAACCAAACATCAATCTTCGACTATGAGGTGTAAGCATTGTAGAAATAAGTTTGAGCCAGTACGCTTCAATATGAAATATTGCTTAAAAGATGAGTGCGTTCGTGTTTGGGTAGAATCTGAAAAGGCGAAACAATGGAAAAAGACGAAAGCAAAAGCGAAGTTAGATTTAATGACTTTAAGTGACTACCTTAAATTAACCCAACAAGTCTTTAACAAGTGGATAAACCTACGAGATAAGGGGTTACCTTGTATAAGCTGCGATAAACCAATTATAGGACGTGTAAACGCTTCGCATTTTTGGAATGCAAACAACCATTACAACGTTCGATTTAATGAAGATAACGTTCATAGTTCTTGCATTACGTGTAATCAGTTTTTATCTGGCAATCTTTTGGAGTATAGAACTCGACTTATTTCAAAGATAGGCATTGAAAGATTTAACATATTGGAAGCTGAAAGCAAGGAAACACGGAAGTTCACAAAGGACGAGCTAAAAGAAATAATTAACATCTATAAAAAAAAGATTAAACAATTAGATTTATATTAAAAAATATAATTACTTTTGACTTAACAATTAAAACTTAAATTATGATAACAAATTTTGAAACCATTACTCACGAACTAACTGACGAAGAATTAAACTTAGTTCCTGTTATAGTTCACAGCTTCCGATTCTATAAAAAGGATAACCCAATAAAAGCTGAATTAATAGTTAAACGGATGAACGAATACCTACAAAAAAACGGATCAAAAGTTAAAATGAATGGTCCGCGTTTACGTAAGATAGTTAACTACATTCGAACAAATGGCATAATACCACTTATCGCCACTTCTAACGGCTATTTTACAAGCGATTGTAAACAAACTATCGCTGAACAAATTCAAAGCCTTCAAGAAAGAGCAAATAGCATTGAACGTTGTGCGCAAGGATTAAAGAAATTTTTATAATTTTTTTTATTCTTTAGTATTATATTAGAAAATATAGTTATATTTGTCAAACAATTAAAATTTATATTATGAAAAACCTATTTAAAAGTTTAGCAGCATTTCAACAAGAAGTGCCAGTAATTCACAAAGGAACACAAGGCTACGGATATTCGTATGCTGACCTTCCTAAAATCTTTGAAGTAATTAACCCGTTATTACAAAAACACGGATTAGGCTTTAGCCAATTAATTAATGGTCAAACAATAGTAACTTGTTTATTCCATTGCGAAAGTGGTGAAAGCATAGAAAGTAAAACGGATATTCCACAAGGTGTACAGCTTAAAGGAATGAATGACTTTCAAGTTTTAGGTTCTGCAATTACTTATTTAAGACGTTACGCATTATCTTCGATTTTAGGTATTGTAACAGACAAAGACGTTGATGCAGCAGGAGAACAAATAAAACCCGTAAAGACGGATAAAAAACCTACAATACAAGGTGAACGATTCTTAAAAGCAGTAGAAGCAATTAGAGCAGGTGAATTTACAGCTGAAGAACTACAAGCAAAGTTCGAATTAAATGAAGTTCAACAAAAAGCATTATTACTGATATGAAAATACGAGCATCACAAATAGGAAAATTAATGACAAGTTCCAAAACAAAAGGGGAGGTTCTTTCTAAAACTACAAAGACTTACATTCAAGAACTTGCAATTGAACATAAATACGGAATACGTAAAGAGTTTTGGAGTAGATACACTGACAAAGGTAACGAAGTAGAAGACGAAGGAATCGAACTTGTTAACGAGGTTCTTGACTTAGGTTTCATCTATAAAAATGATGAGAATTTAACCAACGACTATTTAACTGGTACACCTGACGTAAACACGAATGAAGTTTTAATAGATGTAAAGTGTTCTTGGGATGCAACTACTTTTCCTTTTTTCGAGACTGAATGCCCAAATAAAGACTATTTTTTTCAGTTGCAAGGGTACTTATGGTTAACAGGAAAAGACGAAGCGTTACTTTGTTATTGCCTTGTCAATACACCTTTTCAAATCGTAGAAGATGAGGTTAGGCGTGAACATTGGAAACAAGGTTTAATTGATGAAAGTTTGGATGTAAGAGATTTTGTGCAGAAGAAACATAACTTTGACCACATACCAAAAGAAAAGCGCTTAAAAGTCTTTAAAATAGCAAAAGACGAAAGCGTAATAGAACAAATTAAAGAACGAATAGAGTTAGCACGTGAATATTATAACAATTTAATTAATGAATTATGAAAAAAATAGTAAAATGGTTTGAGTTAAACTGGGGTTGGCTATTTGTCAATTCAAGAAAACAAGGAGAATGGTTTGAGTATTTACGTAAAAAGTATAAAAAATGAGTGAAGATTTAAAAATAATGGGATACTACAAGAACGTAACCAGAGACCAAGTAGTACAAATCAAAGATTTTAAAAAAGATAAACTTTGGTATGAAACAATAAGACAATATGAAGCAAACCCTATAACAGAGTTCTGCTGTTCAGTTGAAAGATTTAAACGATTATATATTAAAACAAAGTAAAATGGAGAAAGCAATTACAGAAACAGAATTTATAAGCATTATAGGCAACGAAGCTTACTTTAAGTTTGTAAACGATATTTATAAGCTGCTAAAAGAAAGTGAAGCATATAAACGCGAAGAAGAAGTAGTATATTATATTGGTGCATCACCTTTAAACGAAACGATGTGGTTTCATTATGAAGCGTCTTTATTTAAAAAGGATATAGGAGATGAGTTTGGGTTTACACGAATGATAATAACCGATGACTTAGATATGACTTTAGACCGCATTAATTACGCAAAAGACGAAATAAAAAAGAACGGTGGTAAAGATGGAATTTGGATTAATAATAAATAAATAAAAATGGAAAAAAGAGACAATTCAGGGGCGTTATTTACTAACGACAAAAGAGAAAAGGAAACGCATCCACACTATCAGGGTAAGGCTACAATCGGAGGTGTAGAGTATTATGTTTCAAGTTGGGTAAAAGACGGAGCAAAAGGAAAGTTTCAAAGTTTAAGTTTTAAACCAGTTCAGGAACAAGCGAAACCAACAGGCGGAAAACCAAATGGCAGACCAAATTATGGAAAAGAATTTGATGAATTTTTAAGTGGTTTATGAAACAACAAGCAAAGGTTTTAAGCGAAGCAAATGAACTAACGAGGTTAATGATTAGACACTACTTACAAAAACACGAATTAAGTTTAAACGCTTTTTCTAAGTTAGTAGAGATAAAACAACCTAACCTTCATAAGTTTTTAAACGGAAGTAGCTTATCAAGCAAGTCAATCGAAAAGATTGGTGAGTTCTTCAGCAAGTAATTTAAGGCGGAACGTAAAAAATTCCGCTTTTTTTTTAAATTATTTTGTAGTTATATTAAAAAGTATTATATTTGTTCAACAATTAAAACTAAAAATTATGAAAGATTTATTTAAAAAATGTCCTGAGTGTGACGCAAGTGGTTATGTAACAGTAGATATTAACGATACTGATATACCTTACGAGCAAAACGAAATTGATTACACTTGTATGACTTGTGATGGAAGTGGTGGAGTAGTAGATAAAGACGAACTACTTGAGAAAATAGACCAAGTAAATGATTTAATACAAGGTATGCAGGTAAGAATGCGTTGTCATTCTGATACTATTAAGCATTGTAAAAAAGGAATGTTGGACCAATTAGCTGAAAAATACGTCTATAAATTAGAAATTTGTAGTTTAGCTTTAGGGCGTTTAATGAACTATAAAAGAAAATTGTATAACTTAGTTGCGTGAGAATATTGTTAATACTTTTATTTCCTTTTATAATAGCCTTATTCGTTTTGGATAGGGCTGTTTTGCTTTTTGCGTGGAACATACCAAGTATTACGATTCATAAATGGTTGTTTAACGAATACGAAATGGGTAAAAGTTTAGTTCGTGTTATTATAGGAATGATTGTTGTTTTAATGCTTATTTTAATTGGACTCTAATCAATTTCTGAATGACTTGTACGTTGAACATAAACACTGGATTAAGGTTGTTAAATCGTTTGGCGAATATAGTTTGGCTGAAGATATAGTGCAAGAAATGTATTTAAAGTTAGCAAAACACGAAAACAAAGAAAGATTTTACCGAAATGGAGTTGTTTATAAGGGGTTTATTTGGATTGTTTTGAGGAATATGTATTATGACTTTGAAAAAAGTAAACATAAGCTACAAAAAGTCGATATAACGGAGGCAATACAATTAATAGATGAAAGCGAACCAAACGAAAAGACGGAAGCACAAATAGAATTAGAAAACAAAATAAATAAGACTGTAGATAGTTGGCATTGGTATGACAAAATGTTATATGAACTTTATAGAGATTCAGGCATGAGTACACGCCAAATAGAAAAACACACTGGAATTAGTTTTAAATCAGTATGGCAGACGTTAAAATATTGTAAGGATAGTTTAAAAGAAGAAGTAGGAGACGATTATGAAGACTACAAAAACGAGGATTACGAATTAATAAAATAACATGGAATTCAAAATAGGTGATATTATAAGGGATGTTGAAGATGGCGACTGTTATTATGTAGGTGAAGTAACTGAAGTAGAAAATAATGAAGTTGCAAAATACAAAGTTTTAGATGTGTTTTGGTGTGGTGATTACATAAAAGACGATGAGTATATAGGTAAAATAATAGAACCTCAATGGTGGTATATAACAAAATAAATAAAACATGGCAAGAAAAAGACGAACTAAAGCTGAAATATTAGCAGCAGAAAGCAAAGGATTAGGAGATACCGTTGAAAAGGTATTAGAAGCAACTGGAGTAGCAAAGGTAGCTAAATGGATATTAGGAGAAGATTGTAAATGTGATGAACGCAAAGCAAAGTTAAACGAGTTATTTCCGTACAGAAAGGCGAAGTGTTTAGAACAACCTGAATACGAATGGTTAAAAGAATGGTTTGACAAAAAGGCGGAAGTAATTAAACCAAGTGAACAAAAGACAATACTTGCAATTCATTCAAGAGTGTTTGGGGTACGCAACGAACCTACAAGCTGTGGACCTTGTATTTTAGAAAGAGTAAACCAATTAAAACAAGTTTATAATACTTACGAAGATGCCAATTCCTAAGCCAACAAGTAACGAAACAAAGTCGGAGTTTATTCAAAGATGTATGACCGACGATAAAATGGTAAGTGAATATGAAAACACGGACCAACGTTTAGCAGTTTGTTCTACAAGTTATGAAGAAACCCTATCCAAAAACACGGATAAAAGTGAAAAACATAACCCTTAAAAGCGACTATTACATAGTATTTATGCACCCAACAAAGCATAAATCAGACTGGAACGCTTTAAGATTAATAATGCAAATAACAGAAATAAATTACTGCGTATTCATAGACACGAAAATAAACTTTATGGAAATACACGCGGTATCAAAAGACGAATTTAGAGATTACTATTATAACCCTAATTAAATGAAGTTAGTTAAAATAAGCGAGGTTAAACCAAACCCAAAGAACCCAAGAATAATAAAAGACGGAAAATTTCAAAAGTTAGTTAAGTCTATCCAAGAATTTCCAGATATGCTAAATAAACGTCCCTTAGTGGTTTTTACTGACGTGGATAATAAATATGTTGTCTTAGGTGGAAATATGCGCTTAAAAGCCTGTAAAGAGATAGGATTAAAAGAAATACCTATTATAGTAGCAGATGAATGGACTGAAGAACAAAAAAACGAATTTTTAATAAAAGATAACGTAGGTTTTGGTGAATGGGACTGGGATAGTTTAGCAAATGAATGGGATGTTGAAAAGTTAGACGATTGGGGTTTAGATTTGCCAGTTGATTTAAGCGTTCAAGAAGAACTTGAAGCTGAAGAAGATGACTTTGATGTTCCTGAAGGTGGTATTGAAACGGATATTGTTTTAGGCGATTTATTCGAAATAGGTGAACATCGTTTACTTTGTGGAGATAGTACTCAAACCGATACATTTGAAAAGTTAATGCAAGGAGAGTTAGCTGATATGGTTGTAACCGATCCACCTTATAATGTTGCTTATGAAGGTGGAACAAAAGAAAAGTTAACTATTGAAAATGACTCAATGAGTAATGATGACTTTTATAAATTCCTTTACGATTTTTATACAGCACTTTCGACAGCAGTAAAAAAAGGGGGAGCAATTTATGTTTGGCATGCTTCTTCAGAAATAATAAACTTTGCTAAAGCATTTGTTGATTCAGGATGGTTATTAAAGCAACAATTAATATGGGTTAAGAGTTCAATGGTAATGGGTAGACAAGATTACCAATGGAAACACGAACCTTGCTTATATGGTTGGTTAAAAGGAGATAGCCACAAATGGTATTCAGATAGAAAACAAACGACAGTTATTGAATGGGATAAACCAAGTAGAAATGGAGAACATCCGACAATGAAGCCAATAGGTTTATTTTCTTATCAAATAGAAAACTCTTCTAAAATAGGAGATATTGTAATAGATGCTTTTGGAGGTAGTGGAACAACTATGGTGGCTTGTGAACAAATAAAGCGTAAGGCAAGAATTATTGAATACGACCCGAAGTATTGCCAAGTTATCA